CACTAGCATTTTGTAAAGAAACTGCAAATGCACCAATTTCAGCACCTTCTGCGGGATCTAAAATACCAAATCCAAGAGAACCGTATGTTACTGCTCCAGAATTGTCATTATATCCTTTACCATATACAATACCAACTTCATCAAATGCTGCTGGGTTTGCACTTACTTGAGTAAGACTTAATTCCGCACCAGTTGCTGTATCAGAAGTTTCTTGAATAGTTGCGTCTCCACCATTGACTATTAAATCATCTGAAACAGTTAATGCTCCAGTAACGCCTAGTATTCCTGTTAAGTTAATATTTGTTTCATTAATAGAAACACTTGTACCTGGAATAACTTCAAATGATTTAGCTCCTGCACCATCTTGGTAAATAATGTGTATTCCACCAATTGCAGAACCAGTACCTGAAGTATAAGTCTTTGTAGTTGCTAAACCAACAGATCCGTTTAAACTAACAGCTCCTGTACCAGTAGTAAATATATGGGCACCATCTATTACAGTATCACCATCAAGAGCAATTCCTGTACTTGCTTCTAAATCTATTGTTGGTGAAGTTAATTGTAATTTAGTATCTGCTCGAATATCTAACTGTCCGTCTGCACTTGAATTTATTGATAATGCAGAATCTCTAAATAACAATTTTGTAGCTACATCAAAGACCATATCAGCCCCATCATATCTTAAGTTGTTTGTTCCGTCTTCATCATATTCAAATGTTACATCATCATCCGCTCCGAACACTAAGTTAGTGTCGTCACCAATTCTGATTGCCCCAGTAGAGAAAACTCCACCAGCTGTATCAATACCAACTGCGCTAGTTGTTTCTGTCATGTCAATTCCACCAGTAACTCCTAAAGTTCCTGCTGAAACGTCTGAAAAAATAATATCATCTTGGACGTAAATATCACCTAATATCTTAGCGTCTCTACACCTAAGAGTTCCTGATCTCCATCCAAATCTTGTATTTGCTGCCATTTTTGTCTATCTCCTATATTATGCTAGGTTAACCGTTGCGGTTTCTCCTGCTTGATTAACTAAATGTAAATCTCCATTTTCGTCTATTTCAAAAGTAATCCAATTTTCTTTATTTAAAGTGTATAATCGTAACTTTCCACAGAATAATTCTCCAGAACGAGTACCTACATCTTTAAGATTTTTATAATTTGTCATTTTTTATCCTCTTATTTTTATTCCTTCTCTTTTTTCAAAAAAAAAGAAAATTGCGGGTGGAGGTAGCCTACAACCATCCCGCCCAAAAAACAAAGTTTTTTGTGTTTACGCTATCTATGCGTCAAGTACTTTAATCAATACAATAGACCCGCCTTGTAGGGAATCAGTTGCGAAAGCACTATCCATATAAATTTTGTATGCTGCGGTTTCTTTATCAAACTCACTGTCTAATCTTGGTCGTAGTCCCCATGCTATTGCATAAGATACTTTTGCCTTGATTAAGAAACAAGTGTGACCATCTAAAGCTCCACCGCCCCAAGTAGCGTCACTTGGAATTTGTTCTGTAGAAATTACTTTAACTCCCATATACTTTCCAATTTCACCGTTCATAACTACTTCGTTTCCGCCGTATTCTGCTGCGTTAGTAAACTGAGAATCTTTCATTAAAGCTTCTTCGTTAGCTGCTGCAATAAATAATACTAATGGTCTATCGGGTTCGCTGATCCATCCATTTGCTTTAACATATCTAACTGCTTTAACAATCAAATCTGTAGTCAAGATGTCACCTGCTTCTAAGGAAGCTGTTGAGTCTGCGTCTCCACCGTAAAGTGTAGCTGCTGGACTTGCTTCTGCTGCGATAGCTGTTCCAATTGCGGTATCAATGTCGATTGCCATGTCATATGCTAGTTGGTCTCTTGCGAAAGCAACCATATCAACTTGAGATGTTCGAACTACTGTTTCTGCAATAGCTACTCCATATTTATGGTCTCCAGGTGTTAATGTTACGGTACTTACATTGTCTAATTCAGTATATGTTCTGGACGTTTGAGTTGTGTCATCAGAAAAACTTTTATTAGTTGTTGCTAATGGGATTGAAACGTCTTTATTTCCTGCTTGAACTTCTGTTTCATGTGCGAATTGCATGAAATACATTCTTTGTTTTGCTGCTGCTAAAATTGATTTTAACCATTCGCTACCTTGTACATCGGAAATTCCGCTTGTACTTGTATCTGTTGCGGCTGTGATTGCAGCTAATTCTTGTACACTATCTTTCATTTTATTTTCCTCCATTTGAGAATTGCAATTAAGCAAATCCTCGCATGCTTTTTAATAGATTTAACATTCCTTTATCGGGATTGCCATTACTTGCCATTTCACTAACAGCTTCTGCCTTAACAGTTTCTTTAGCTGGTTCGTTTAATTTTGCTTCAGTTTGTTCAAGTTTTTCACTTAATTCACTGATTTTTTCTTTAAGTTCTTGCTGCATTTTTTGTACAGATTCACTCATTTCTTCTTTTTTTACTACTGGTTCTTCCTTCTTAACTTCTACCTTTTTAACTTCTTCAGCTGGTTTAGGTACTGGTTTTACTTCTTCTGGTTTCATTTCAGCATTTTCTTTAACTTCTACTTTTTCTTCTTCTTTAACTTCTTCCTTCTTTTGTAATAATTCAACTACTTTTGATAATTGAGCCATAACATCAGATAAAGTTACTTCTTTAACGCTATTTTCTACTTCTGCATTTGCAGGAGCTTCTGCTTCAGGTTTAGCTTCAGCTTCAACTGCTGGTGCTTCTACTTTAACTTCCTCTTTAGCTTCCTCTTTAACTTCTTCCTTAACTTCTTCTTGTTCGGGAATCTTTTTTTCTTCTTCGTTTGCCATTATAATTTCCTCCTTTTGTTGATTGTTTATATAAGCTGTTTTCACCGCAGGGTTAATAACTACACTCATATTCTCAAATCTAAACTTTAACATTTGACCACCATCGTCCTTTCCCCGTACTTTAGGAGAAATTCCCATTTTAGCCCCATACGCTAACTTAATTGCGGTAGGTTTATCAACAACAACTAAATCGCCAATAATTTTGTGACCACTCATTTCTCTTACGTTGATAACCTCACCAATCCATTCTCTAGAACGTCTATCTTCGTGATCAGAAAAAAGAGACCTAATTTCCTTGTCTGCCCAGTCAGTATTGACAAAAGCTTCGTGGATTTGTTCTCCAGAATAATAAAAGTTGTTCCAAATCCCTGGACTCATCAAAGTTTTACCTTTAATTAAGTATGGAATTTTAACATCTTTTTCAAGATCACCTGATAATTCGTATTTTGGTTTATTTGTGTTTGACACTTTATCACCTTGTTACCTAATAAAATCAATAATTTAGGCTATAATAGAATTAGTATATCTTCGTATTAATAAAGCTTTCTATATTGGTATACAAAATTAGCTATCAAGGTACTTTTTTTGATACCTGTACACCGTGTCAACACTACAAGTAGCTTCTTTAGCAATGGTTGGACGATAACATCCTTGGAGAGTCATAGAAAGAATTAACTCTATTTGATGTAGAGTGACTCTTCTTCTTCCTAGGTTCTGCCCTTTCATTTATTTTTTATCTGTGAAATAATAATTGCTTTATGCATTGCATCAGCTTCTGCTTTTGTAGAAAAGCATTTAATTACTGAACCTTCTGGTTTATCAGTTTTACTTCCTGGCTTTTGTGGGTGTCCATGCACTACACAATACTGGTCTCCCTTTTTTACCACAATATTTTCAACTTCAATCTCTGCTTCCATCTTTTTAACAGACTTAGCATTTTTACGAGCAAACCTAGGTCCACCACCAGAATATATCTTCTTACGTACTGCTTCCGCTGCTTTTCTCATAACTACTACTTTCCCCATATTACCATAATCATAATACTTTACTTCTGAGGTAACTTTCTTAAACATTCCTTCCATCCAATGTACTAGTCCTTTATTCTCTGTATCAAACTGGATACGGTCTTCAGTAATAGTGCCATCACCATCGAATGCGCCCCTAGCGAAATCCCATTTGTATTGTGAAGGAACTTTGTTATGTGTAATCCTATGTTTCTTTTTAATGTCCATACCTAACTTTCTCAAATCATCAGCCATCTCTTGTGACTTAAATCGGTAAGCCGAATAGCCAGAAATAACTGAAGGCCCTTTAGGATCACCAAGTTCTTTAGCTAATACTTTAAGTATAGCTCCATCTTCTTGTCCCATCATAAATTCAATCCTATTAGATGGGTTATCTAGATGTCCATCAGTTGAAAGCAACCCTAAAAAGTAAGCCATATTACTTGACCACTTACTAAAGTAATCATGTTTCTCAATGTTAGAAGTAGACATTTCTTTTTTCTTCTCCTTCTTCTTAATTTCATCTTCAACATAACTCCCCTGAGTTCCTGCAATTCCTGGAGTGCTAGTAGTTGTAGCTCCAGCAACCATTCTATTGGTTTTGAAAGTAGTCCACTCTGCGTCTTTACTATTATAAGTTCCAGAATAAGATTTTATTACGGCACCATTAGAATTAGGGATAGTGTTAATAATCTGAATTGCTTTTTCCACTCCATACTTTCCTTCCACAATAGTTGTTTGTGCTTCTTTAATATTATCTGTAAATGAAAGATTCCTTAATGCTGCTTTTCTAGCAATCCATTGTTCTTCTCTCAAGTCTTCAGAACCAAACCTTAAACAATCAAACACAAAATACTTTTTATCTTCTCCACCAACAATAACTCCATCAATGATGAAGTCTTTACCTGTGAGTTCTAGTGCTTGTTTAACTAGTTCTGGATAACTTTTTGTAACTTCTTCTTTAGTTCCATTATAAATCATAACATTCTCAGATAACTTAAATAGTATTGCCCTTACTCCCTGATAGTTCTTCTCAACAGCATATCTGCTGTCGCCTATAACTGCTTTAAGCTTTTCAATATCATTAACTTCGTTATTGGGTTTAAACGGTTCGAATACAACTGGTTTCAGTTCTTCTTCTTTCAAAGTAACTCTCTTTGCAGGTAGTATTCGTTCTAGTTTTAAGTCATATAAAGGAATGAATGCGGTTCTAGAGTTAGATTCTCCCCATAAAAACTCAATATTCTCTTTAAATTGAGACAATGAACTTGATATTTGGGACTCTATCATCTGTTTAATAAGCTTATTAGGCTCATTCATTTTGATAGAAATGCTTAGTTTTTCGGGAATAACACCCTCTTTTTGGTCAACATACTCCCCAGAAGCACAAATAAAGTCCTTAATCACCATTGCGTTCTCAAATTGGTTAATAATTGATAGGTTTCCCCATTCAGAACTACTTTCATCTTCATCAGAGATAAAGTCTACAATTTCGTTATTCTCATTAAGTTTAACTTGTTTTGGTACTTTAAATAAATCTACTATTTCAAAGGGATATGCAAAAAGGATTTCTTTCTGGCCCCACCATTTAGTTCTTTCTTCTTTAGATATCCTATGTTTCTCTTTTAATTCTTCAAAGTCGTCACCATCAATTTTGTATGGTCTACCTAACCTGATAACTCCATAACAAGTATCATACCCAGTAAGATAAGTAGTAACATTAATATAATCTCTACACAATGCACCCATTACAATTAGTGTTTTAAGACCAGTACGAATATCCCCACACTTTGTATCTGCTAACGCAATAGTTTTCTTTTGTTCCATTAACATCTGAGAAAACTCTCTACCAATTTCTAAGACACTATCTTGTTTAGCCAAAACAAACTCTGTTGCACTAAACCCTCTTAAATCTTTCCATTTAGCTCTAAGTTCATCATAAGTTCCATCTTGTGAAGTGAACAATATACCAGTTGGTTTATATCTTGTGGATAAGTCTAGTAACTCTTTACTGCTAACGCTAGAAATGATTGTTCTTGCTGAATAAAGATAACTGTCTGAACCAATAGGTATTTCTCCTGCAGGAACATAAACAACATTATCAAACCGATATCCTAATCCTTTTCCAACCGGAAAAGAACTAAGTTCAATATTGGTGTCTCTTAATTTAAACTTGGTGTTTGGTTTAATCACTACTTGTTCAACACCAGCTAAAGACATCTTCTCCTTAATTAAATCATGCACATTTTCAGGAGCATAAATAGGAACATCAAAACTATTAGATTTTGCAATCCAATTAATCAATTCGTTATATCCTGATAACGATTCTTCATCAGAATTAGAAAGGATAATAAAATCAATTCCATCCGATAAGTTAGTGAATATTCCTTTCTGACAACCAAACAAAAAGTTTGCTTGTTCAGTTTTTACAAGAGTAGATAACTTCTTGTTTTCTCCTTCTAAAAATGTGAACTTCATTTTAGTCTAAGCTCTCCCATCTTTTAACTGTTTCAGTAAGTTCACTAGCAATTAAAACCCCACTGTCAATGTATTTTACAATCCGTTCTGCTTTACTTGTATGTTCATCAATACCAATTAGTTCCCACTCAATGGTTGGCACTTCGTCAAAACCTTCAAGTTTACAAATTGGTGCAAACATATATCTTCTAATAGAAGCAACTGTAGTGTTGATAATGTCTCTTAAAGTCAACTCAAACAAACTACTCATGTTATCTAATACTGATCTATTTTCTGATATCCCAGAACCAGTAGCATAAGGTCTTGGTATTCCTAATCCTGCAATCTCTTGCTCTTTATAATATTCTAAATGTTCTCTAAGCTTTTCAGCTTTCTTACTTTCAATAATTTGGATATCATAATAGTAAGGGGTTACAACTTCACTTCTAAAATTGATGTCTTTAAGATTCTTCAACATATTTTGAATTTGTTGTGGGGAAGGTTGGTGGTTCATATCTCCTAGCTTTGCCCACATTGTAGGAAATCCATGTCGATATGTTGCGTTAGCTAATGCATCTTCCATATTCATTTTTCTTAATGATGTTTTATAAATTGGTTCTACAAGACCAATAGGGTAAACTCCATCACCAACAGTATACAATTTAATATGTGCAATTTTCTTTGGTTCAATGAAAAAAGAACTTTGGGGTAATGTTACCATTACTGGTTTATTTTTTAATTTAGCTATTGGGAGTGTAGTGTTAGAAGGTAATGTTTGTGTGTATCCTACTTCTGTACCATACTCATCAAACAATACAAATCCATTAGAGTCCTTAGCATAATCCATCTTTTTTGGGTCAATAGTATCCCAATCAACAATCCTATTACCTCTCTTATTGTAAACATTTTCTACCCAACTGTCACCATAAATACATTGATACTTGAAAATCTGAGTTAATAGTTCTTCCCAAGTAATTAAACTTCCAGAACTACCCAAACTCTTAATAAAATTGTCAAAATATGCTTTAACTTTTGGATCTTCAGCCTTAATTGTGTGTTCTGCAGACATAATTGTTTGCACAATCTTGTTAATAGAATTAAATATGATTGGATTTTTAGTATAAGATAACTCCAATTCTAACTTTTTTACTCTATGTATTTTGTTTGGTACTGATACTGCCGAGGTGTCTGTTGCAGACCTAATGTTTTCAGGCATACCTGTTTCAATTATCGCTCCTTTAGGTGAAGCAAGTTCCATATAATGGTCTTTACCTCTTGTTAATTCTTGTGTGATTGTCCTCATTGTTTAATTCCCTCTATGTATTTTAACTTTTACGTGTTGGCACGCAATGTAATATAATTTCTGGCACTTCAAATCTAATCATATAATATAAAACCCCTATTGCTACAGTACTTAATATACTCCATTCATAACCTAATAATTGCCATAACATGAAAGAAATCATAATACCATACAGCACTACCTCTCTTATGAACTCAAACCAATAATTGACTTTAGAACTTAGAGAAGATCCTTTTTGTGGTTCTGTAGAATACCATATTTTGATACTTGCTAACGCATTAGATATTTTGGTTTTAACTATTTTACACTTATTTTTAAGTTTTAAGAAATATAGATTTTGTTTAGTTTTTGCCATTTATAAATATGATAACAGAACTACTATATAAACTTTACTCCCACAGGGTGATAAAAGTGGCTAAAATGCCACCATATCAATAAATTCATGTTTGTTCGATGCTGTCTTTGCTGCCATTGCTAACGATATTGCATAATCGTCGTGGATAGCTGTACTTTTGTAAATCAACATCCCAGTTGCTGTACTCTTAGTTTCCTTAAACCCTACCAATTCACTTATCAAGATACTAGTGAATGTTCTTGCTGCATCGTCTCCTTGGTCAAACGGAATAACTAATTCTTTGTTATCTAACATCCTTCTCAAGTTGATCAACAAATTACTTCTACCTTTAGAATGCATCTCTGCATCACATACTGGTAATCCCATTTCAATCAAGTCGTTCTTTACCGCTGCACCTACGTGTGAAGGATCAATAATAATCTGTTCACAAGTATGTAAGTCATACAACTCTTTAACTCGTTGAGACTTTGCGGGTACTGGGAATCCCCTATGTCTTTCTGCATACTTAATAACTGTTTTGCTAGCTATTTTCTCTACTATCACATATGCATCATAATCTGCCCTTGGTCCAGCGGCGATAGCAAAATCAGCTGCTAGTATTCTTGTTCCGCCTAAATCTTCTGAAGTAAATCCAATTTCATAATCTAAGCATTTAGCTATTAGTTCTGGTGGGAATAACGCTCCTTCTGTTTGTGCTTTAGCATTAAGAAGATACTCTTGTTGGAATGCTGATTCTCCCATCCTTTCACGTATCTCTTCTATCTTGTTGTCAGGATATTCTTCTGGCCAAATACTTTTACCTTTCATCAGCAACGGATACTCTAAGGTAACATAATGTTTATTGTTTTTCAGTTCTTGAGAAAGTCCAGCTAATCCATTCTCTGGGGTTGTAATAGAAACAATTGTAGCATTACGTAAATCTCCGGTTGGTTCAATAACTCGATGGAAAATACTATGAGATTCATCATCAACACACTTATCTGATTCGTCCACTATTACATAGTCAGTTCTTATACCTGCAATAGATTTCTTGAATGCACGACAAAATATATCACACCTAGAAGTTGTTTTAATCTGGTCAGCTTTCCAAGTTGTTTCTCTCTCACTGGGTTTCATTTCCATTAGTAATTCGTTCTGTTCAATAGTATCTTTAAACCTGCTCATCAGTTCAAGCGAATGCTGGTATGTATCAGAGGTTAAAAGTATGTTTAAATTGTTTTTGTACCAACATAACCACATTGGGAACCATACTGCCATAACCGTTGACTTGCTGCTGCCACGAAAGGCTAGGAGGTTTATGAACCTATTATGTTGTACTTCCCTTATCCATTCCTTCGCAAACCAAGTTAGCTGAAAGCCAAATACTCTTTCAATCCAATAAATAGGATCAAACGCCCCTTTCATCAAGAAATCTTCAAGCTTTTCTTCTCCTAATATTTCATTTATTGTTCTCACTTTATTCCACTGGAACTCCTTTTGAGTCAGTGACAATTCCGTCTCCTTGATAGTATCTATCTTTATCTAACCACACTACTACTGTTACTCTTTTACCTTGTAAGCTTTTAGGCACATACACTAACCCAGAGGTGCCTCCAACTTTAACGTCTCTTGTTTTGATGTAACATACTTCATCACCAAATAATATTTTAAATGCATCCATTACTGTTTCCACTTCATCGTCTGGTGAAAAGTCGTAAGGTACTGGTTTATTTTTATCCATCTTAATTCCTCTTTAATATTTTAATAAACTTTCAGGATATGCGATGTCTCCATCGATTGGATATCCTGCTTTACTTAACTTATTATTTATCTCGTTTATCTTCATTGAATAATATATGTACTCTTCATTAAACTCTCTTAATATAAGTTCACAACCGTTCTCAAAAGCAATTATTCTTCTAATAGAATCGCCCGCAACACACTTCCCATCAAAGTAATTTTGTAACTTAATTACTCTCTCTTTAGTTGACCTTACTTCTGATCTATCTTTTTCATGTTCTCTTAACTCAGCGTACAGCTTTAATGCTTTACTCTTCGAGATCTTCATCTTCATCCTCTTTAAATAATCTGTTATTTAAATTTAATTGTTCGTGTCTTCCAAAACCAACAAGTTCTAAACTCACTTCTTCTACTTCTTCAAAGTAGTCATAGTGTTCATTTACCCAATCAATTAATTCCGCTTTAGTTATTTTCATTTTTCTTTTCCTCCATTTTAAAATACTCTTCTTGTGCTAATTCATCAATGCAATCTTCACATAAATCTCTGTGAGATAACATTTCAAAATAATCATAATACTCTTCTACTTCTCCTTCTGCAAATTTAGCTTTACAGACATCACATAATATATCTATTGGTTTCATCTTTAATCCCAATCTAACTTTTCTCCACAGCATTGACAGATTTTATCTTTGCTTGATTCATTCACTGTATGTTGCCTAATAAGGCATTCTCTTCTACTATAGTAACATCTTTTACATAGTATCATGTTTTACTCCAACAGCCTAAACAATATCCTTTTCTAGTAACTCCGTCCCTAGCATATACTTCTGCTTTACCACACGCACTACACACAACTTTCATAGTTTTAAATGCTCTTCTATCATCGTATGTACTTGAGACAAGTTAAATGCACAAGCTTCAAGAGTTTTTACTCTCTTTGGTAAGCTTTTCTGGATTAAGATAATAAATTCTCTATCGTTCATTTTTTACCTCTCGCTGGTTTTTTACGTTCTTTATCTTCTTTACTAATAAACTCTTTACAATTTTTACAAGCTACTTTGCCTTCATCGGTAAGTACTGGTATTCTCTTTTTTGTACAGTACCAAGTTACCCAATAAGCACAATCTTTTCTATCTTTTATCATTTTATCCCACATACCTCTCACGTTTTAATTCTTGTTTAGATTCTTTAAATTGATTAAACTCGTACATTTTTTTAATTGCAACCTCAATTGCACCAAAGATATCACAAGAGTGTAATCTAGAGATTAAAAACAATTCTTTAAAGTAAGCTCCTGAAAACCCTTCTGTTTGTTTTACTGCTTTAGCTAAATCTGTTTTCTTTAACTTAAAGAAAGACTTTATTAATTCCTTTCTAGAATTTTCATTAGGTAATCCAATCTCTACAAACGAATCAAACCTACTAGGTCTATCTCTCAATGCTGGATCAACCTTCTCAGGGAAGTTAGTAGTAGCAATGAAAATAACTTTATGTATTGACTCTACCCCATCCAATAAGTTAAGTATTCCACTACGCATTAAATAATCTATACCATCTATGTCTTCTAATATAACAATTTTAAGTTGGTTTCTTAATGAAGGATTTCTTAAAAATTGTTTAATGAAAGAAATATGACTATCTTGTTTAGCATCACAAATTAGCGATACCGCATCTAAGTTAGCTGCTAAGTATTTCAAGAAAGTTGACTTCCCTGAGCCTGGACTCCCATAAAACAAATATCCTCTTTTATACTCTAATTGGTGGTCAACATAAGTTTGTTCTTTATTTATAAATTCTTTAATTTCCTTACTTATTTTACTAAACAAATCATCGTTTAAAATTGGC